AACAGGGTCACGTTACCGCCTGGCGCGACGATCTCGTAGGTCACGTTTTCGAAGACAGCGATCGGCGTGTCCTCGATCCGGATCTCTTCGATCGTGTAGTACCCCTGACCGATCACGAACAGCTGGTAGAGATACTGCTCGTTTGCCACGAACTCCGCATAAGGGCGTGCGCCGAAGTCCGGATAGACCAAGTGCGTGCCGTAAATCGACGGGATCGGCGAACCGAGGCGCGCCTGGTTGCCCTGCGCCTGAAGCGTGTACGTCGGCGACGCCGCCGCGACCTCTCGCATTGTCTGCGGAGCACTCGGCTTCGGTGCCGGGATCAACGCATTGATCAAGGCCATGCCGGCGAAAGCAACGGCGCCCTTGATCAAAGCCACACCGATCGCGCTCGTCACGCCCATCTGACCGGCGAGCGCCGCCCCGATCCCCGGCGCGACCACCGACACGACGATCATCGCTACGATCTGCAGCGGATTTGAGCCATCACCGCCACCCTGCGGCAAGGCCACGAACACAACTAGGTCGCCGTCGACGATCTCACGACGCGCCCATTCGGCACGAAGCACCGGATCCCCGTTGACGACGCAGATCGTCGGAAGATCGAAAACCAGCCGCTGCCGCTCAAGCCAGACCGAGATCGTGAGCGGCGCCTCGAGCTCGTACAGATCCCGGTCGCGCCAAGGGTTGAACGGGTTTCGTGCGTGAATGACGTTCGCGTGCATTATCCGATGTACCGGTAAAACTCGATCCGCGCCCAACGATCGCGGCGCAGGGATGCGAGCGAGCTGAAGACGACGCCCGACCCGCGAAGGCTATGCAGCACCCCGCCGCCGTTGCAGTCGAGCCATAGTCCGACGTGCGACGGATGCCGCGCGTGAGACAGCAAAACGCAGTCGCCCTGGGCAGGCACATCGAGACGCTGCCACCGAGACCGCTCCGGATGCGCACAGAAGGCGCGCACCACCGCGCGAACGTCCATCGCGTCGACGTCCACCTCGGGCAGCTCGCGGCCGTACACGTCGCGCTGAGCGGCACGCACGAGTCCCCAGCAGTCGAACGCATCCGGGCCGCCGGCGCCCTTTTGCCACGGCCGGCCGAGATAGTCCGACTCCCATCGCGTGACGGCGCCCACTAGCCGACGAGCCCAGGGAAGCGCGAGGCCGTATAGTCCTCGCTGGGGAACGCGCGATTCACGATGTCGCCGAAACCGCAGCGGGCCGTGACGCGAAAGATATCGACCTCGATGTGCTGCACGAGCATCGTCAGCGGCGGATCCATCTGCGGCGCGCTCAGGTCCGTCGACAGGTACGGCCGGTAAGTCACGTAGAGCGGATCGGCGGACTGCACCGCGAGCTCGAGGTTCTCGACGATCACCCGGTTCACGTTGTCGATCGTGATGATCAGCTCGGACGTCGCGCCGTCGCTCACCTCGGGCAATGTGAATTCGAAGGCGTAGTACTGAAACTCGACGGCATCGCCGCCATCCTCCGGCGCGTCATCCTCGAGCGTGGCCGTGATGTTCACAGTGTTGCGCACGACCCGCAGCGGCGCGGAAAACTCCGCATGCCGGAACTCGAGCGTGTGCAGGATGACCACACCCGACGGCGCCGATGCGTACGCCTCTTTGATCGCTTCGCTGAGCGCTGGATTCGGCATTACGTCGCCCCCGTCTCGACTTCACCACTGACGCGCCACAGCCCGCCCCCAAGCGGCACGGACGAATAAGGCTTCATGAACCTCAGATACTGCGTCGCCCGGCCAGCGCCGAGGTTCAGCGATACGTCGAACCATTCGGTGCCGTCGAGCAGATCGTCTTTCCAGAACTCGACGAACACCGCCATCTGCGCATCGGTCTCGAACAGCCAGCCGATCGTCACGCCGGAGCGCACTGCGGTATAGCGCCGGCGCACTCGGGAGTTCCCTTGCTCGAAATCGGTCCGCAGCGCGTTGTCGTTCGGCGTGACCGAGAAGCCGTCGAGCAGCGGCTCAGGAAGGGTTGCGGGCCAGCTCGGCATTATCGATACGCCCCTGCAGTTCGCGAGAGACCGTACTGGCGCTCGAGCACCGGCGCTAGACCCCCGCCTTGTTGAATACGACGGGACTGCATCGACTCGATCCGCTCGACCAGCACCTCGACCGTGAGGCCTCGCATGCCGTCGTTCCGGACCTGCGCGCTCGCCATCGTGTCCGGCGCCGCGTTGTTGTTGACCACCACGCTCACCGACTGGCCACCACCACCGCCACGCAGCATGACCGGGACATGCCGGCCATCCGGCAGCGGGATGATCGCCTCGTTCATCGACCCTTCCCCGTACAACGCCAACGTCGCGCGCGAGGCGATCCCGCCGCCGGCGAAGGCCTGCAGGGACAAGGGACCACCGGACGACATGATGTTGCCGTTCGCGCTGCTGAAGATCGAGCTGAAGAGCGCTCCCCAATCGAAGCCGCCGATCGCATCGACGACCGGCTTCGTTACGTTGCGCCGGAATAGCAGCTTCGCGATGTCGAGGCCGAGACCTTTCACGATGTCGCGCAGCTTTCCGCCGCTAAATGCAGCATCTTCGAACGACGACGACAGGACCGGGCCGAGCTCTTCGGACAGCGACTTCGTCTTGTCGATGGCATCGCCGAAGCCCTCGATCCCTTCCTCAGCGCGCCGCACCGCCCGCTCATAGGTATCCCAGTCGATCGCGCCCTTGTCGGCCAGGTCGTTCAGCCGCTTGAGCTGCAACTGGTAGCGCTCGATCGGCGTGCGTGTCTCTTCAAAAATCTTCGCGGCCGAGTTCGCATCGACCGAGCCCTCGATCGCCGCCTTTGCAGCCTGGTACTCCGCCGTGTTCTTCTGCAGACCCGCCTCTTCGAGCTTGAGCAACTGCACCGCGACCAGCCGCTGATCGTTCGCCAGCTTCATGACCTCGGTCTCTTGATCCAGCCCCTTCACGTAGTCGCCCACGCTGTTGACCAGCCCCTGACGACGCGAGATCTCCGCATCGGCGACTTGCTGGTCGCGCTGCTGCGCCTCTGCCAGCTGCTTGCGGAACTCGGTCTCGCGCTCGAGCTGCTGAATCAGCGGCTCGGCCGTCGTCGACACTTTCTTCTGCGCGGCCTCGAGCCGCAGCGCGGCGTATTCGTTCTGTTCGACAACGACCAGGCGCTTACGCAGCTGATCGAGAAAGGCCTGCCCCTGATCTGCTCCACCGCTCGTCGCCGCCGGCTTCGGCAACTGCGTCCCGCTGGAGCTGCTCGACCCCTTCGCCGCTTCACCCTCAAGCTGCTTCCGGTACGTGAGTGTGGTCTGGATCTCCGCCTGGAGACGTTCGAGCTCCGCGACCTCGGCGTCGTACCGCCGTTTCATGGCAGCGCGCGCCGATTGATTCGGGCGCTCCGCGTTCGCTCGCGCCTCAGCGACGATGCGCTCTTGTTTGAGCAGCTGATCGGTGAGGCTCGACAACCGACTGTCGTTGATCTGCTGATCCGTGCCGATCGTAGCGGCCTGGAAAGCACGCTGAACCGCCGACAGAAAGCCGTCGCCTTCGCGCTTGGCCTGGATGAAGGCATTCACGACGGCGTTAAGCTGAGGCACCAGGCGCTCGCCAAGCGCGATACCCGCGGCCTGACTGAGCGCGCCCAGTCGATCGAGGTTGTCGTTGAACTCAGCGGCGCGCGCCGCGAACTCCGGTCCGATCAGAGAACCGAACTGCTCGAGCTCCTTGCGCTGCTCGGATAGACCGCGGCTCCCAATGGCAAGGAGCTGCGCCATCTTCTCGTTCCGCGAGCCGAAGATATCCGAAGCCAGCGCAGATCGAGCCGCCCCTTCGGAGTACTTCGAGAACTCGTCGAACACCTTCCGCAGCAATCCTTCGCTGTCGCTGAGCCCGGCCTGCACATCCTTCTGACTCAGCCCCAGGCGCTCGAACGTCGACAGCGCTTCCTTGTTTCCTCCCGCCGCGTCGCTGACGCGCTGGTTGTAGAAGCGGAGCGAGGTCTGCAGCTCGTCGAAGCCCACACCAGCGAACTGCGCGGCATACTTCAGAACGGAAAGACTATCGACGGCAATGCCGGTGCGCTGCGCCAGGTCGTCGAGCTGATCCGCGAGGTCGATCGCGCTTTTGGCCTGCGCGGCGAAGACCGCTGCCGACGCACCGACGCCGATCGCGCCCAGTGCTCCGCTAAAGGTTTTGATCGCCCCCGTCGCGCGATCCAGATCCCCGCGCATCGCATTGATCACAGCGCTCGCGCGGTTCTGCGCGGTCATCAGGAACTTGGTCTCGATCGTTTCGGCTGCCACGGCTTACACCTTTCGGGACAATCGGTACTGGAGCTCGCGACGGAACTCTTCGTTGAAACGCCTCACCGCTACCCGCCGCAGTACTTCGCCGATCGTCTTACTGACGAGCGCACCAGGGATCGACACAGAAAACAGTTCCTTCATGACTGGTTTGCTGTACGGACGCTTCGCCTGCGTGCGCTGGAATATGCCGACGTGCCCGGTCTTCAGCGTGGCGATGAACGGCTTGCCGGGCAGGTTCGGGTTTCCCTTCACGACCTTCCGCGCGCCCGAGCGCAACACCTTGACGGTCACCTGGCCGCGTTTGCTCTGCTTGGCGCCGAACACGGCCAACGCGAGTCGCGTATCCTTCGCCGAGACGATCGCATCGGGATTTGTCGCGGTTGCCTGCTTGAGCTTGAGGATCTTGTTCACACGGGTCGCCGTGACGTTGTATCGACTCCGGATCTCTTTGCGCGCTTCCGCTCGCACCGTCGTCGCAGCACGATTCAGTGCACGCGCCGTCGCCGCCCCCTTGACGGCATCGCTCAGGTTATCGACGGCGCGAAGGGCGACGCTCATATCCCCGCGAAAGTCCATCGTGATCACTGCTGCGATCTCCTGATCTCGTAGTTGTGTCGGACCAACAACACACCGAGCAACCGCTCGACGTCGTTCACTCCGTAGAACTCGACCAACAAAGGCAGAGCGGTAAAGTCGACGCCTCGCATGACTTCCCAGACGCTCATCGCGAGCGCGTTTTCAGGGCTGAGCTCGGCCGGCTTGAGATGCTTCGCACGACGGCGAAGCGAACTGCGCTCAAGCCAGGCCGTCAGTTTTTTCGGTCGGCCTCCAGCTGCGCCGCATGGGCAAGGTAGACTTCCATGATGCGATCGCCGATGGCCTGGTACACGTTCGGCTGATCGACGATCCACTCCCGCCAGACCGCAGCATCGAATTCGACCGGCGTCTCGTCCTCGCCGCCGACGAGGTCGCACGTCCGCATGCCTTCCCAGCCCGACACGAAACGCGCGGCCAGCGATCCGGTCGTCGCGCGTTCGCGATGCAGATCGCCGGCTTCCATGTCGGTAGGCCGCCGCGCGTGGAAGGTCCAACGCCCGACGGTGATCGTGAACGCGCGCCCCTTCCGGATCCGCTCGATAAGAGATGCCGCATCGCTCACAGGTACTGCTCCTCGGCCGCCAACGTGAGGAACGCCTGCGCGGTCATGATCGTTCCGGGCGTGCCACCGTCGAGGCCTCGGCCGCCGGCGCAGTAGGCGTTGAACAAGAGCACGGTGCCGTCCTGCAGGGTGACCCGGAAGCCGCGCGTCGCCTTGGCCTTCGAAGCCGTGCGCAGGTTGATCACCGCAACCGCTTTCGGATCTGCCTGCATGTTGAAGTTCACGTTCACGGCATCATCGAGGCCGAAGATCTCGCGCTTCGTGTTGACGTGCACCGTCGTCGAGTCCTGCCGGTTCGGCTGCGGCTCGGGGATCGAGAACGAGGTCACGATCGCGAACGTGTCGAATGCCGTGATCGGCGTGAACGTGCCGGCGACAAAATCAGGAAAGCCGGTCGAGTCGAGACCCTCGAGCTCGAACGTGTTCGTCGCCTGGTTGGCGATGCGGACCATGCGCTTGTCGAAGCTGGACATCCCGGTCGGCATGGACAGAATACCGACCGTTCCGTTCGCCAGACCGTGCGCAGTGGAGGTCGCGACCGGCGGCGAGGCCTTGGTGACCGCCGTGATCGTCTTTGCCGCGCCGAGCGTCTTTTGGATTTCGACGATGGTATCGAGCAGCAGAATCGGTGCAGACATGAGTGATCTCTCCTTAGATCGCGGCGTCGACCGCGTTGTTTCGAACGTAAGCGAGCGCCTCGCAGCTCAGCGTCGCGCGCACAACCGGTTGATCGACCGCGTTGTCGCGCTCCCAGCCCACCGCAGCCGGCCGAAGCATGCGCACCTTGCCCAGTGCGGTACTGTCTGCGGCGATCACGTGCTCGACCTCCTTGAGTGCCTGGAAGGCGACCGCGTCATAGCCGTTGAGCTCACGCACGACGATCTGGATCTCGATCGAGATCGTGCGCTGTTGCTGGTGAGGATTGCCGGCCGTCAACATCTCGATCGATTCGCTGGCGATATCGACCAGCGCGCACGGCAGCTGCTCTTTCGTCGGCATCGTCACGCGACCGACGTACACGCGATCCTCGATGCTCGTATCGGCCGCGACGATCATGGCGGCCACTGCGTCGACGAGCTGCTTCGATATGTGATCGGCCATCGGTTACTCCTCGGACAGACGAAGCACGGTGATCCCGGTGCCGTCCGGCTCGATCGCCTTGACGATGTAATCGACCCCGCCGACCGTTAGCACGGACACGTCCTGCTCGGCAGTCGCGACGTCTGCACTCTGACAGGT